GCTAATTTGAAACAGAAATAGGAAAGCTCAATTAAAGAACGACCGATAGGATCAGAAGAAAAAGACAAAAGAGACGGCTGGCCACGCTGGGGAAGCTGCTTATCGACCGCGGTGCGGTCGGGAGCCTTCAAAGGGACACCCGACAGAGCACACCTTGCCAGGAAAGACGCCCACGCGGAAGCGCCAAATTCGACGACCAAAGAGAAAGGGGAACCGGACGAAGTACGCGTTTCGAAACAAGGCTTCCAGCCAGACCAACGCGCCAGGAGGCGAACGGCACGGTCAACACCTATAGCAGAGTGCCTGAGCGGGGAGCGAGGAACTAAGGACGCATCTATCTTCCCGCCATGTATCAACTTGTCCTCAAGCCTAAGCTTCCGCAGCCAGGCGTCCGGGGTTGTAGGAACGTCCTTTACGGTCCAATCATAGCGGAGCGGCTTACGTAAGGAAATGGCTGGGGGGGTACCGAACGCTCGAGGGACGGGGGAAAGGGAAAAAACCGCGGGAGCAGCGGGCAGAGGAGTGGCAAGACCCAAGCGACGCAAGATCGCGCCGCGAACCCAAGAAGATGAAGGACCCATCTTCTGACACGAGAGTAACTCCACTTTCTTCCACCGGACGCGAGAAACAGTCCAGGAGCCAGCCGTCCGACCAGCCGTTCCCCAACCCCCGCCACCCATGACGCGCGGAGTGACGAGCCAACTAATGGCAGCGAAACGGGGATCTTTCTGCTTAGATTTTCGCAACTCCTGGGACACGCTGGCTACAGCTAACGGAAAGGTGACGAGGCCACGCCGCGAACACTTAAGGAGGGTGTCCCACTCGGCGGACAACTGCTCGTGTCTCGGGGAGAAAGAGCTGCTCCCCATATCGGGCCGGCGCCAGAGGATAGATTTAAAGGCCCTGGCAGGCAGAGCCCACGTCCCCTCCGGCCCGTGTACTTCGTGCAAATACTCCAAGCGCTGCGCAGAAACCCCAGTCTTGAGAGGGTTCGCCACTAAACCCTTGCGCGCTAAAACATCCGCCCAATCCGAGGCGCTAGTAAGCCTATCAACGATCAAGGCGCAATCGTCTCCTTGCCAGGCGCCGAAAAACACGCGAACCCCTAACTTTTCCGCAGCCCACAAAGTCTCGGCTCGATTAAGGATACTGTCGATCAAGCCAGTGAATTTGTGTCCGGACGGCACACCCTGCAACCAGGAACAGATCTTTCTAGGCCCCCGGGCCCCGTCTTTCCGCCATACCTCCGCGTGATCGAAGGAGTACAGCTCGGCGTCACGAAGGGCTGAAAGTCCGGGGCGAGCCGCAGGGGAACAGGACGCCAGGGCGTGGTCAAAGAGCAAGGACAAGGCAAGACGGACGGCGTCTTTAGACTGAGCCTCATC